TCTTGTAATTGGATCATTCTTGACCACCTTTCCATTGTTGTATCTGGTATGGGAGATGGCGATGAAAGGCGTTTAATTGACAACACCATGACTAAACTGCGGTCACTCACTGAAGAGTTAAACTGCGGGATGCTACTGGTAAGTCATTTGAAACGTCCGTCAGGCGACAAAGGCCATGAAAACGGGGCAGAGACATCTCTGTCCCAACTTCGAGGATCAGCCGCTATCGGTCAGCTAAGTGATATCTGTATGTCCCTTGAAAGGAATCAACAGGCTGTACAGGGTGCAGACATAACAACAGTACGGGTACTGAAGAACCGTTGGTCAGGGGAAACGGGCATTGCCTGTCACCTTGAGTACAACAGGGACACTGGACGTATGACTGAAGTGGCCGCACCAATAGAAGCAGAGGAGATGTTCTAATGAAAACAAGGATACACGTTAATCAGCACAACATAAGGGCAAACCTAAAAGGTCAAGACCTGCCCGTGATTACTGTCAAAGATTACAAACAGAACAGGAAAACCAATACTGCCCAGATAGTGAAAGACGGTGAGGTTATATGTGAGGTGGTGTATTCACCCGACAAGCCACTGTCCTGTGGTGCAAAGGTGTGGATAGAAACTGACTTGGAGGTGATTACTGATGGCACTACCAACTGAGAACCAATTAAGGACGATGTACATCAAGCACATGATCCACCTGTACATTTTAGAGATGGAAGAAAACATAGACTTGGGTGACTACCCTACCTACGAGGACTTTCTACTTATGTACAAAGAGGAAATGCAAGTTGCAACAAACTAATCACTCCAACGAGAGGATGTTATGAGACTACTATTTGATATAGAGGCCAACGGCCTATTGAAAGAAGCCACGAAAGTGTGGTGTCTGGTCACAAGAGACTTGGACACTGGTGAGGTATCGGCTTACGATCCCTTTACACTGGACGCAGGTTTGCAACACTTAGGTGAAGCAGATGTTCTTGTCGGACATAATATAATCGACTACGACTTGCGCCTGTTGGAGAAACTCCACGGGTTCAGAACCAACGCTACCTTAGAGGATACTCTAGTATGGTCACGGACAAGCTTCCCTGACATACGGGAGCAGGACTTGAAACGTCTGAATGCCAACAAGGTAATGATCGGCAGTCACTCACTCAAGGCATGGGGAATACGCCTAGCAATACACAAGGGTGACTTTGGACAGGCTGATGATGCGTGGGACAGGTACACACCAGAGATGTTGGAGTACTGCAAGCAGGACGTAGAAGTTAACTACAAGCTGTACCAGAATCTAGTGAATAAGATTGCGGAATGGAAGCCTTGGCCTGAAGTACTCAGGTTTGAGACTGAGGTCCACAAGCTACTACAGGATCAGACCACTAGAGGTTTCCCGTTTGACGTTACTAAAGCTGAGAAGCTGTACAGCGAACTGGCGGGGGAGAAGGCTGTGCTAGAGCAGTCACTGGTGTCTAACATTGAGCCAACTGTGGTTCAGCTTAAAACTAAAGAGAAGGTGATACCCTTCAACCCTGCATCTCGACAGCAGATAGCAGATCGACTAATGAAGCGAGGTTGGGAACCAGAATCATTTACACCATCTGGTGATCCAAAAGTCGATGAAGATACGCTCAGTAAGATTGATATGCCAGAGGCTAAACAACTGTGTAGATTCTTATTACTGAATAAGCGTATCGGTCAACTCGCTACAGGTAAGCAAGCATGGCTCAAGGTTCAACAGGACGGGCATGTACATGGCAGGGTCAACCACATGGGGGCAGTGACATCTAGGTGTACGCACTCTGACCCTAACGTGGCTCAAGTACCTTCACTTGGCGCAGAGTACGGTAAGGAGTGCCGTGAGTTATTCCATGCGCCTGAAGGTTACTCACTGCTAGGTGCTGATGCGTCTGGATTAGAACTACGCTGTCTAGCGGCTTACATGAAACCTTATGACAATGGTAATTACGTTGAGGAAATACTGAATGGTGACATCCACTCAAAGAATCAGGAAGCGGCAGGACTTGCAACGAGGCCTCAGGCAAAGACGTTTATCTACGCATTTCTGTTTGGCGCAGGAGACGAGAAGATCGGAAGCATCATCGGTGGAAGCAAAGGCGATGGTAAAAAAATCAAAGCCCGATTCTTAAAGCAGACTCCCGCACTCAAGATACTGAGAGAGAAGGTCAGTCAGAAAGCTAAAGGCGGTTACATCAAAGGAATTGATGGCAGACGTATACCTATTCGCCACCCCCATGCCGCACTCAACACCCTACTGCAAAGTTGCGGTGCTGTGATTTGCAAGAAGTGGTACGTGGAGATTCACAAGTTGTTTCGTGAAGCAGGTTTAACAGAGAGCGATGCCCGTATCGTGGCATTCGTACATGACGAGGTTCAGATTGTCGTGCGTAACGGAATGGAGGAACAAGTCGGTGAAATTACCTTACAAGCAATACGAAATGTGGAAAGACACCTCGACTTTGGGTGCAGACTCGATGCCGAATACAACATCGGACAAAGTTGGGCGGCTACCCACTGATGATGCAAATCGTGTTGGTGATATTGCTGAGTTTTATGCAGTCACTTACCTGTGGGATCACGGTTATGAAGTGTTCCCTAACGCAGGATGCACCGGAGCCATTGATATAGTGGCAATCAAAGGTGACGAGATCAGATTGATAGACGTTAAGACGGTATCTGAAACCACGCAAGGCGGGAAGATGCTGACCACACTCCAAAAACAGATGGGGGTGGAACTTCTGTATTTCGATTACCACACACGCCAACTCAGTTGGGACAGACTGATGATTAAAGGCATTCAAAAAAAGAGAGAGACTATATGAACACACTACTAATTGATGGAGACATCGTAGCGTACAGGGCGGCAACAGCCTGTGAGCAACCTATAGATTGGGGTGATGGTCACTGGACACTTCACGCTTTCGAGCATGAGGTTGAGCAGAACATTGACCACTTCATGCAAGGTTTAGTTAAAGAGAGTAAGTGTAAAGATTGGATCACTTGCTTAACTGGAACTAAAAACTTCAGGAAGGATGTAGACGCTACTTACAAAGCTAACAGGACTGACAAGCGTAAGCCCATGCTCCTACCACACGCTCGTGCCTACTTGGTCAACGAGTGGAACGGTAGAATTGATGAAGGCATTGAGGCTGATGACACACTAGGCATTCTAGGTAGCAGTGATGATGGTTACATGATCTGGTCAATCGACAAAGACTTGATGACCATTCCTGCCTACCACTGGAAGGACGGTGAGGTTGTAACCGTAACTGAAGAAGAAGCTGACTACTGGTTCTACTACCAGACGTTAGTGGGCGACACGACTGACAACTACAAAGGTTGTCCTAGCGTTGGTGACAAGAAAGCCAGAGCCATGCTTGATAAAGACTGCTCATGGCAGACAGTAGTTACCGCCTTTGAGAAGGCAGGGCTATCGGAAACGGTAGCACTAGAGCAAGCCAGACTAGCCCGTATCTTACGGAACGGTGAGTACAACTTCGATACAAAGGAGGTGTCCCTATGGGAGCCAGACGCAAATCAATAAACGATGCCACTCCTCAAGAGTGGAACAAAGTGACTGCAAAGCACACAACTAACGGAACTGTATGGACAAAAGGCTCTGACAAGAAAGAGCCAGATGTAGTCAACAGTCCTGCCCACTACACCAACGGTGAAATAGAAACCATAGACTACATTGTCGATGTCTTAGGTGTATGGGGTGCGATTGAGTACTGCCACGGTAACGTCCTCAAGTACACAGGCTCACGTATGTTTAACAAAGGCAAGCCAGTACAAGATGCCAAGAAAGCAGTCTGGTACTTAAACAAGATTATAGAACTAATAGAAGGTAATAAGGATAAATTCATATGACAAAAGTAAAGATGGACGAGTACCAATCATTCATACACAAAAGCCGATACGCCCGATGGCTTGATGACAAGGGCCGTAGAGAAACATGGGAAGAGACTGTACAACGGTATGTAGACTTCTGGGTTAACAGGGGGCAGATTGACAGTAAAACTGCCAAGAAAATGTATACTACAATATACAATCTTGAAGTAATGCCTAGTATGAGAAACTTAATGACCGCAGGAGAGGCGTTGGATAAAGACAACGTAGCAGGGTTCAACTGTAGCTACCTGCACATTGACTCACCCCGTAGTTTCGATGAACTCATGTACGTACTGATGTGTGGCACAGGTGTCGGGTTTAGTGTCGAGCGTAAGTTTACTGACAAGTTACCATGCGTAGCTGACAGCTTCCACCCCACCGATACTACCATCATTGTAGGTGACAGTAAGATAGGATGGGCTTCAGCCTTTAGAGAACTGGTAGCCATGTTGTATGCAGGTAAGATACCGCAGTGGGATGTCAGTAAGGTACGTCCCGCAGGAGCAAGGCTTAAAGTGTTTGGTGGACGAGCCAGTGGACCAGAGCCGTTGGTTTCCCTATTTGAGTTTGCCGTCAAGTTATTTCAAGGTGCAGAGGGCAGGTCACTAACAACCCTAGAGTGCCATGACTTGTGCTGTAAGATTGCAGAGGTAGTCGTAGTCGGTGGTGTTAGACGCTCCGCATTGATCTCTCTCAGCAACTTGACTGACAACCGTATGCGTAAGGCCAAGTCAGGCGCATGGTTCTTAGAAGAAGGTCAGCGTGGCCTAGCAAACAACTCTGTGTGTTACACCACTAAGCCAGACTTTGCTGACTTCCTTGCAGAGATGCAATCACTACACGAGAGTAAAGCAGGTGAGCGTGGGTTGTTCAGTCGCCCTGCGGCTCAGAACATTGCGGCACGTAACGAGCGTAGAGACAGTTCACATGACTTTGGTACGAACCCATGCTCTGAGATCATCCTACGCAGTAACCAGTTCTGTAATCTTTCGGAGATTGTGGTCCGACCAGATGATGATTTAGCTTCGTTAAAAAGAAAGTGTGAGATGGCGGCAATCATCGGAACACTACAGGCTACCCTAACAGACTTCCGCTATCTTCGTTCTATCTGGAAGAAGAACACAGAGGAAGAAGCACTATTAGGTGTAAGCATGACAGGCATTATGGATCATTACCTACTTGGCAACACATCACCTGACTTACAGAAGTGGTTAACGGAGTTACGTCAAACTGCTATTGATACTAACAAGGAGTGGGCATCTAAACTGGGCATTGCACAGTCTGCGGCTATCACATGCGTTAAGCCTAGCGGAACAGTGTCTCAGTTAGTGGATAGTGCCAG